TTGCTACCGTCCCCTAATGAAATTTCAAGATCAATAAGAGGACTATTTAAGAAATGAACTATTTGGAATATATTATTGGAAGTGCAATCGCTGCTGTCTTCTCGGCAGGAACTTGGTTGGTCCGTAGGGTTCTAACTAATGAGAAACAGATTGCATTACTACAAACTGAGATTATCTCAAGAGACGAAAGACGTAATGAAGACCGTGAGATTATGCGAGACATCCAGACTGACCTAAAGGAAGTCAAACGAGACATCTTGGACATCTACAAGAAACACCCATCAGAATAAAAAAAGCCCGTAAGTCAGGATCATATGTCCTAGCTTACGGGCTTTTTCATTTGTTTAGTCTTCTAGTTCTGAGATAAGACGCTCAAGATACCAACGGGCTTTCTTAAGGTCTTCTAGGGGTTTCTTCTTGTAACGAAAACGATGTAGGTACTTCTTGCAGTTACCCTCTAGGTAGCCTGTGTAGGCTTCCCACGGCAGGTTGTCTTTGAGGTAGTCGATACATTCCACTTTTCCGTTGTTGTAGTGATCTGGGTTGTTTACTGCATCAGTTGTTTCTGAAAACGTAGCGGGGCCGTATGATAGATCAGCGATAGGAATATCATACCCTACCACCCTTGAGTCAATCTCTTGCTGTACTTGGTTCATATCGTGTTCCCAATCATCATACTTTTTCAGGATGTCATTGTAGCACCACATACTGTTCTTACGATTAGCAAAAGCTACAAAGGCTTTATCTTCCGTGACAGACAACACAGTACCCGCACCAAGATTATCCTTTGTAAGGGTCGAGACTACAGCATCACCAACTTTAAAGGCCATTAGAGATTCTCCTCATAAAACGCTTGTATCCACTGCTTGCATACATCACTTCTTACGATGTCGTCAACAGTAAACTCAATGACAGGGATGTCCATCTGGTACTTCTTAGCTAGGTGGATTGCTTTAGATAGTCCAGACTGTTGCTTGATGTCAGACTGTCGGATGTCCCCAGAGAGCACAAAGGTACAGTTCTCTCCAATCCTTGTAGTTAACATCTTCAGTTCTTCGATAGTCAGGTTCTGGGCTTCATCACAGATAACAAAAGCATCATTGAAGGATGACCCACGCATGTACTCTAGGGGGGCCATACGAATGTTACCATTCTTGACACTTGTTTCGACTACACCCTTTCCCATCTGCTCTTCCATGACGCTAAGGAGAGGCGATAGCCAAGGCCCATACTTCTCATTCATGTCACCGGGAAGGGCACCCAGAGACTTACCTACAGACACTGCTGGCCTAGTCAGGATGATCTTGTCAATCTTACGTCCAAGGTAGAGGTTACAAGCAAAGGTAACTGGTATCCAAGTCTTACCTGTACCACTTGGGCCTAGAGCGATAACCTGATTGCTTTTCTTTAGAGCATCTAGGTAGGTACGCTGATTTTCATTACGGGGGAGGATTGGTACGAGTTTACCTACAGACTCTTCTTCTGCGCCCTTGTATTTCGTTACCCGCTTACCTCGTGGCTTCTCAGCAATCATTTGTCTAACTCCTCTAGGTATTCCAGTAACTCAGTATATCCACCGACGTATTGACCCTCATGCCAAATCTGAGGAACAGTCTTTAAGTCAGCCTTACCCATAAGTTTGACGATCATAGGGTGTTCGAGGTAGAGAAAGGCCGTTATGGCCTCCCCCCGATTGTTAAGTGCTTCCATGGCTCTATCACACCAAGGGCAATCATCACGAGTGAGGATGTAGAACATGATTCTTAGGTCAAGTCTACAATTTCGCAACTTCCCCCAGAGCAAGCAAAAGTACTTGTGCCTTTAGAAGTGTCTTCAGTCTCATACTCACTCAGTTTGGCCCAATCAATCTTTGCAGGCATAAGGGCCAGAGCATCAAGATACTCCCGCTCACTGCACTCTTGGTAGGGTGCTTGAAGGTAAGTATGGTCTGAACTTGGCAGGAAGGACACACCAGATACCTCATCGAAGTATTTGTAGACCCAAGCACCAACCTCAAGCCACTCATGGTCCCGAACTGTGATTGTCACGGAAGGCTTGTGCTCACACCAATGACGCTGATAAACCAACCACAACTCTAGTTGTTCGATAGCAGTCATGTCGTTACGAGTAACTGCACCTACAGGAGACTTCATGGGGAAACTAAAGACAGTGGTAGCATCGGGCTTCATGACATCAGGTTCACTGGGGATACCTTGATCCTTCATAAACTGCGTCAGAGGGTCTTTGTTGTCACCCCTTACGGTGCGGATGTAATAAGCTGAATGACGAGCGTGAATGCCAGAAGCACTATCAACCAACTGAGAAACGGTTCCTGATGGCTTGACGCAGTTGATAGCAGTAGAAGCAGGGATACCGAGACGGTCAGCCCACTCAGCATTAGTGGCAATAGCAACATTCTTCAGACGCTCCAATATTTGATGAAGATGAAGCCCACAAAGACTAACGGCACTAGCATCATTAGTGAGCATCTTGTTATCCATGATACCAGTCAACGACACACCCAAGAGACGTTCGGCTTCAGTATTATCTTTCCAAATCTTACGGAGATAGGGGAAGTGGGTGTAGGTAGACTGGATAGTCCCAAGGATTGTAGCCAGCTTTACTTTCCGTTCCAAGTCCTCAAGTGTATCCGTAGCTCGGACCACGACCTCTGTGAGGTTACAGAACTGATAGGGACGAAGAATAATTTCCGAGCAAGGGTTCGTACCAAAGTCATAATTTGCATCCCGGCGTCCATTCTTTGCTGCTTGCTTCTTACTGGCAACACGAGAGAAGATACCACGCTCACCTGACTTGCTTTCGACCAGAGACAGCCATTCACGCATGAAGGTTTCCATATCAGGCTTCTCAGTATAGGCCACAGAGTTATTAGACAAGGCACGTTGCTTATCCTTCTCCCACCAGTTGCCAGACTTGGCATGACGCATACGATCATCTGACAAGTTAGACAAGGAAATCATAGCAGAGCGGCGTACACCACCAACTACAACAACCTCACCAATCTTGCACATCAGATCATGGCACTCAATAGAGGAGAGCCTACGTCCCTTGGCATTGACGAAGGTATTAACAGTGAAGTTGAACAACTCTACCAGAGGGGCAGGACCAGAAGCACGACCACCAAAGGTCTTGAGTTTAGCACCAGCAGGACGGACTTTAGACACATCCCATTGGGGAATCTCACCTGCGTACAGCAAGCTGATCAGTTGACGTAGTGCTTTAGCCCAACCTTCTTTACTGTCTTTGACTACAACGATAGTCTCACTCTTGAACATCTGGTCAGGTACTTCTGGGAGCTTGCTGATGTACTGACGCTCTACAGAGAACCCCACACCTGTACCACAGAGCAGGATGAACATAGCCTCATCAAAGGACTTAGGATCATCTACAGGAAGGTAGGAGCAGTTGTAGCCAGCAGTGTTGTCACGTTCCAGAGCAGGACCAGCCGTCATTAGTGCTCTCATTGAACCAACAACTTCAAGTCCAAGAATGGCTTGACGGATTTCATTAACTACGCCAACATCTTCAACTTTGGTAGACACAACATTTTTAATATACCGTTCTACAGTCTCTCCCCAGTTCTCACGTCGATTTTCTTTATCAATCCAACGCGCATAGCGAGAAACTGCAATAAAAGCAGAGTAGTCAGAGGGGAGATAGTTGTTCATTTTTTACCTTTTTGAGTTTTTTAATAAGTTTAGAAACGTATGACTGATCTATGCCAAAACGATCAGCTACGTCACTTTGTGTCAGGTCAGTATCTAACCACAACCTGACTATTTTTTCTTGATCCCCTTTTAAGATTTTTCTAGTGTTCTCCCATCGGGTTTGTTGGTTCTCATCAGTTAAAGCGATGTAGCAGTTTTTCTTTGAATAAGGCCCAGTGTCAAAAAGCCTGCACATGCAGTATTGACCAGAGAGTTTGCCTCTTTGTTCCCATTTACCAGATACAAGCCATAACTCAAGCCAGTCGGCATAATTAAAACCCCAAGGTATACCTCTTGCATCTGCGTGTCTTCGTTGGTCATCATAAGCCTTACAAGGCGTCATATTCTTCTTTCTTAGTCTGTGATAATTGCGACACGGTGGGCTTGAACCACAATCCTATTTGTAGTTACATCAGCCTTGGCGCATAGGGGGTTCTGGATAGACCATGCCACCAACACGACAGGCACAGTCTTGTCCTTGATGGTTTCTAGTTTGTTGATGAGTTCTTGTACTGTCATTTGCCATAGACTTTAGTAAGGTAATGCATACCCAAGACAATGACAAAGGCCGTAGTGAATCCAAGCCAGAGGGGGCTGAGTACCCACCACCAAGACCAAGCAATGTAGCCTGTCAGTTTCAACCCAATGAAGAGGAGGGTCAAGAAAGGGATAAAGAACTTCATTTTACAAGGTCCTCCAAGGATACTTTCGGATAGGCTTTGTTCTTTTCGATCTTACCATCTGCTCTACGCTTAATGGTGCCATCAGGTTGGTACATACGTCCCATGTTGTTCTCATGGACACGCTCCAGAGCCTCTCCTACGTCCCACCCACGAGCATTAGCATAACCGTAGATGACATACAAGAGGTCTGCTAGTTCTTTCAGTTCAGCAGCAGGGTTGTAGTCTTCCCCCTCAATATTTAATCCTGACCCAGAGCCAGTTAAATTTAAGCCACACTCTGTCTCTGCGCCCCACTCTCCAAACTCCTCATCAATGAGCCTGTCATATAGCTTCACGTCAGGAGCTTGACCACTTACTTTAGCGTACTCTTTAACCATTTCTGTAGGTGTCTTACGGGGTTCCATGTCACGAGGGTCCCAGTATTTTAGGGTCTCCAAGTCAATCAGTTCCATCACTTGCTTCTTCCTTTGAATACTGTTTCTTGTTGGATTGAATGCTGTGGCCAGAAGTACCAGCAGAAGTTATCTACACTAGCATGGGGACTATCCTTGATCCACTTAAGTCTTCCTATGGACACAACCTTAGAACACCTACGCATAGCCTCACCGAAGTAGACATTATGCATCAGATCAGAAGGTAGCAGCAACCAAGTAGGTTTCAAGGTAATGAAGTGGTCTAACATAGGCATCAGGACAGTTCTAGTGAAGGGCGGATTGGTCACAATCAAGTCGATACCCTCTAGTTGCTCTTTAGTCAAGGACAGAGCATCCATGACTTTAGAACTAGAAACTGTATCTCTAATGTCACTACGCCATTGGCATATAGCTACATCCATCAGCAAGTCTTCCAGATCACCATTGCCGTAGCAAGGCTCTGCGTAAGTCTTACCCCTAATGAAAGGGATAAGTAGTTCTGTTGCCTTGGGGTCTATCGTGGCGTAGAAGTCTTTGGCTACCTTTGGGAAGTCCGAACGCTTACCCATCTACCAAGTTCCTATGTAGGTGAAACCCAAGCCCTTGGACAATGGGCCAGTATACAGAATTGCCTACTTGCTTAAGTCTGTCCACCCTTCCGGCAAGTCGAACATCCATTCCGCAAAGCAAGGGTTGAGGGATACTATCGGATCGTCCAAAGGGACTGCTGTAGATGAACTGCAAATCCTCCTTGCGACCCTTCCCCCCTTGTCTAGTCTGGCCAACACACTCCAGCGACTTGAATCCTTCCCCTCTGAGGCTGCGACTGTAGGCAATGATCCATATGCGGTCCCGTTGGTGAGTTGCACCAAGGTGGGAAGCTGGGATACAATGCCATTCTGCATCATACCCGACCTCATGTAGGTCTTGAAGCACTTGGTCCAATCCTCTATTGCGAAGGGCTGAGACGTTTTCAATGATGACTCCTTTTGGTTGGATGTCTTTAATCAGACGCTTATAGTGCTTCCAATAGCCAGAACGTTCCCCTTCTATACCAGCACCTTTACCAGCCAAAGAGATGTCTTGACAAGGGAACCCACCAGTAATCACATCAATCTTAGAATTGACTACGATTCCCTCTTGGATATCCGTCAGTGTCTCTTGATCAAAGCAAATCAAGTTGGCAATATCAGAGAACTTAGGTACACTAGGCCAATGTTTGTTTAGCACAGACTGGCATTTCTTATCCCACTCACAGAAAGCAACTGTCTCGTATAATCCTGTTTTTTCCAGACCATACGAGAAGCCACCAATACCAGAGAACAAGTCCAAGACCTTTAGTTTACCCATAGATTTCTTGTAGCCTCTTCATAGATACAAACTCTGGTTCATACACACCTTTGTCTAACTCCCGTTTGATAACTACGCCCTTCCACCATTCGGTATTTGCCTGACCAGCCCAAGACTCTTCAGCACCCTTAAAGCAACCAGCTACAAGACCAATGATCGGTCTAGGGTGGGCAGAGTCTTTGAAGTACAGACTACGCTTATGGCTATGTCCACAAGTAGAACTGTGGTTCCTGTTAGAGATGATACTGTAGGCATGGTGCATCCCTGATGTAGCTGTACCATAGTTACCAGAACTAAAGTAGTGGGAATAAGAGACACCATCATAATCAGCAATAGCAGGGGCTGAGTTGTGATACTCATGGTACTCATCGAACCAATGGTCAGTCTGTAGGTGGCTGAACGAGATACCATACTTGGAACCCTCTAGTCGGGGGTCTTGTGCTATGGCCTTCTTGATCCTGTTCTCGTGATTACCCTCAAACCCAATGTATGCAGGTTGCTTTCGCTTGTGATAGCGAAACTTCCAACGCATACGTTCCATTGCATCATTGTAGTGTTCAATGTCTGCTTGGTAGGACTGAGATACAATGGCTTGAGGGTATCGTGTATCGTAAGTGTTAAGGGAACGCATATCAGCACCATCCCCCAAGTCAAACACATAGTCAGGCTTGAGATCATACAAGAACTCACCCAACCAACTAAACCTCTCATTGACTACAGAAGGGTCAGTGTGGGCACAAGAGAACACTACTGCTGTTTTACCTGTCATACGAAGATCACCTTTGGCTCTACATTCTTGTAGAAGTGGTTGACAATATCATAAGCCTCATTGAAGTCTGCAAACCACAAGGCAGTGTCCGATAAGTCAGTCTCGTCATTCACAAGACACTTTACTTCCAAGAACCACTCACAACGTTCAGGGACATCCTCATCGTCTGGGATACTATCGCGGTGGATAGGGCCTTCATTGACGTGGAAGATGGTGATCTTGGTCATCCCCAAGTCAAACATACGATCTTCAATCTCGTCGTCGATCCTCTGCTCTTGGAGTAGAAGGTAATCATCAGAAACCTTTTCGAATGCCCGATCAGACAATCTTCCAAACAAGGCTCCAAAGATAAAGAAGATGTAGTCTTTCATTCATTGATCCATTCTGTAGGGATTACTTTATCAGACCACTTGAAACCGTATTGGTCACACCAAGTAGAGTATGTCGTTTTAGAGCCTTTGTAGAGTTTGGCCCTAGCATTAGAGAAGACGAACCTGATGTCCAACTCTGGGTGCTGCTTCTGGATCAGAAGATGTTTCTTACGATCCTCTGTCTTGAACAACCCCTTGGTCTCTATGATTATCCCATTAGGAAGCTGGAAGTCCACAGTGTACTTACGAGTTTCTGCTAGTTCGTAGGGAACCTTTAGTTTCTCGTATTGGTAGGAGACCCCAGCTTCCTCTAGTTGCTTGGCAACCTTCTCCTCAAGGCCAGAGCGATAACCATTCTTGATGGCTCTTGCTCTTACGTTGCTTACTCTGGCGGCTGCCACATCTGCCCCTCTTCCCTACGCAACCACAAGAGCCTAGCGTTCTCTAGGACACGGCCCTCGTCACCATCGTAGGCTTTAACTACAGCCTCATACAGTTCTTTTTCATCAGTCAACCCTTCCAAAAGTTTATCTGCTTTCACAGGACCAACTCGGAGCAAACCTTTGATGTTATCTGCTGCATCACCAGTGAGGATTTGCTTATAGAAGAACTTTGTACCATCAGCAGGTTCAACAAAGGTCCACTCACCCTTTACGAAGTTGAAATGCCAGCAAGGTATCTGTAACATATCTTTGTCGATGGATGCAACAACTGTTGTCTCAAGGTCATTCTTTGTAGCTGCTATAGCAATAGCATCATCTGCCTCTTGCCCATTGATAACTACACCCCGATAGTTGTCTACCAAGTACTGCCTAGCAACAGGGAGCATATCAGGCTTAGGAGTTGACTTACGATTACCTTTGTACTCAGCAGTCACAGCAATGTCATGACGAAAATTATTCCTTCCCGTCAGATATGTTGTGTAGTCATCTCCATTGGAGAACACAAGAGTTTCCCCAATGATGTAGTCCATCAGGTCATCTATCTTAGCTTCTACTTCCCAAGGATAACCTAAGTCACCTACAGAGAAAGCAGCCCTGTACGCGATGATGTCACCGTCAATTAGCAGGGTCTTTACTACGTCTGGTTTATCCATGAACGAGAGCCTGCCAACTTACAGGATACAATTCCTGCATCACCTCGTTGATTTGTTGCGCTACAAGTCGCGTTTCGTACTGAGTATCTTCTTTAAGCCGAAGAACGCACATATTAGCGAAGGCATCCATAGAACCTGACCAGTACCATTCTGTATACATTGACTGTGGCAAGACCATCCGTGCCATCTCTGGAGCTACACCATCATTGATGAGGAACTGGTAGTATCGGATTGCATCGGCATTCCAACCACCAATCTCTTTAGTGTTGTAGCTATCGACTACACCATCAGACCCTTGCTTCTTGTCCTTAGCCCTACCCCGCCAGACTTCAGGTACATAGAACTCAGGTTCACTATCGACATAGCGACGGCTAATTTCATTCATACGCAAGTATTCATGCTTGACTAACTGTCGGGCTACGAAGATGGGTGCCTTGATATGGAAGGATGCGAAACAATGTCCAAAGGGAGAGTAGTGTTTGTGTTTGGCAAGGTACTGGATTAGTTTAGTATCTTTCTCCATAAGAATTCCCGGAAGAAAACAGACAGCCCACTCGCTCTTCTTCCCGAAAGAAACCCTAGCCGCGTTAACAACGCTAAGGTCACTCCCCATATGGTCAACGTAGGTTGCGGTAATCACCGTGCAGTCGCCACTTCTTCATTGTCGTCTTTAACAAACACGACTTGCTTGATGTAGGTATATCCTACAGCCCGTGTGAACTGCAAGATAATCTCTGCAAAATCCCCAAGGTACTCTACTTCATTCTGAGCAACACACACCTCGTTGTCAATACCAACGTCAAGTTCATGTTTAGCGTACAAAGATACTTGCATTTACTTTACCCTATTTGTTTCTGTACTTACTTTTGTTTCCCCTAGAACCATATGAGTAGCTCTAGGGGTAGGTCAATAGTCTAGGCTTTACATATCCCAAACATCAGCAAACTCAGACTTAGCCACTGCTTCATTCTGTTCGTACTCTACCAGCTTGGTGATTGCGATAGCCTCAAGACGAAGACCAGCACCATCAGAGTACATATCAAAGCGGACAATGGCTTCAGAACCATTACCTACAAAGCCATCTTCCGACACCATCCAGTTTTTCTTATTGGCTGGATCACGAAGGTCGAGTACTTTAGGAAGCCCACCATAGTTCATCTCGGTGGTTCCACCTTTCTTGTTCTCGAAGACCTTCAGATTGTCTTTGTAGTTGCGAGACAGCTTGATGTACTCACCAATACCAAGTTCCTGATCACCTTTCTTGATACGATCATGGCCCATAGGTTTCAGATCAAGACCAGCAGCAATCAACTTCTGTTTATCTTCCTCAGAAGTGAAGTAGGCATTCACGACAGTCTGCCCACCTTTCTTAGCCACAGTTCCTTGTGCTGACTTGACGGGTGCATCAGGATCACCTTTGTCGTAGTTCTCTTCGAACACACGGGGGTATTCCAGAACCATCTTCATGTCAAACTTCATCGGGGTATTTCCTCTCGGGGGGTTGTTTTGAGTTAGGGAACTAACTGCCCTACTATTATATAGGTACCTTTTTTAGCCAATCGTCAAGCGATTCTAAGCACTTATGGAGATATAGCTAATGTGTGATTCTTTTGTCACACTTCTGGTTAGTGTACGTCTGCATAGTTGTCTCCGGTCTTCCAATCAGAGGAAACCTTGACGTTCAGTTGTAGTTTCTCGTTCAAGGCTTTCTCTACCCTCTGGAACAAGGGTCCGAACCGTTCTGTGTCGTTCCTCTTGGTGTAGAATAACCCCTCATCATGGTATTGCATGACCATAGGAACACCTTCCTTACGAACAAAAGCCAACCAGTTGTCAAACACATAGACACCTGTACTTTGGTTCAATGTACTAAAGGCATCCTTGATAGCTCTAAGGTTATGCCAAAACCCAGAGACAGGGTTCTGTAGCCACAGAGAGCCATCCTTAAGCACCTTAGTCACTTGTCTGCTACCAATCTCCTTGATAGACCAGTTGCGGTCCCAGTAGGCATCTATGAGCTTCTTAGCCTCACCTACAGAACACCCTAATGCTCTAGACAGCTTGGGTGCCCCAACTCCGTACACACAGCTATAATTTGCTGCCTTGTAACCCTTACGAATAGCCTTAAGGTGTCTAGCACCCCCAGCGTTGTATTGATCAATCTCCTCTTGACTACAGGCCCCTGCAAACTGTGCAAGGTCGAGGTGAGGGTCAAACCCTTCTTGGCTCATGGCTGCAACATAGTCAGGGTCAAGAGGCTGCATGTAGTGTCGTTTTGTAGTATCCTCAAGGCTAACCATATCTGCACCCACTAGCACATGATCATCAGAAGGTGCCAATAGGCAAGCACGAACCTCATGACCATAGGGTTTGTCTACCCCCGGTAGGTTGGCTAGAGGCTTCCTATGCTTGAACCTGAACGTATTAGTAAGGCCATCAATAGTAGACCTGATCCACCAGACACCATCAGCATCTTGTTTTGCTGCATTCAGATAGGCTTTAAAGATACCAATACGATGTGTCAGTACAGTCAACCCATCAAGGTATTCAATAGCAGGGTCTTTCTCCTTGAGTAACAAGACTGACTCACAAAGTTCCCCATCCTTACGAACTTGTTCAATCCTACGCTCATTGCCGTATTCGTCTTTGTCATACTTGAAGGTAACAGGCTCCCAACCAAGACCATAGAGCCAATCCTTGATCTGAGGTACAGAATCAGGGTTCCCTTGCTCGTATCTATCGACCACCCGTAGAGGCCCTACAGTGCCCTCTGGAAGGCCATAATCAGCTAGGGTAGAGAACCATCGCTTACCATGCTCGGATAGCGTCCCATCGGCCTTGTAAGGCTTCTGTGGCTTGTTTACTAACTTGGTGATTGCCCTCTTTGGCATAGCCTCTGCTAGTTCCTTAGTCTTGACCTCTTTCAAGGCTTCCAACTCAGTGAACATCTTTGTAGCTAAGGCATAGTCCAGACGGATACCTTGCTTCTCTGTATCATTAGCACACTGCATCTTGAAGGTGAGATACCGAATGAGACGGATAGCGTCATCCGATAGAGAGCCATCTTCCTTCTGACCGTAGAGAGCAACCAGTTTGTTCCTAAGACGGAGCCACAAGCGCATGTTGATCTTAACGTCTTCTTCACATCTGTGGGTGTAGTCCTCACGAGTAAGACTATCCCAGTCTACAATCTTAGGCTTAGGTACACCGAAGGTAATACCATAGGCTTCCAGACCGTAGTTAAGGCCCTTCTCTGCACGCTCATAGTCCAAGTACCAAGCAAGGATGAGGGTATCTACAAGGATGGTCTTCTCACTTGGGTGGATACCATAGACCTTAGCTACAGCATCCAAGTCAAAGCGTAGGATGTTATGGCCTATGATCATGTCGGCATCATACAAGCCCCTGATACACTCTAGATCATATCCACTGGTGGGTTCAGGCATAGTGTTGTCCTGCCATGAAACCACATGGACTCGATCTAGTTTGTCAAGAAATCCATTAGTCTCGATGTCAAAGACCACTTCTTTCATTCGTAATCCTTAACTCCGTGTTTGTAGATGTCCTGTTCGATCATCTTCAGGATTTCCTTTAGTTCTTCCACAGATTCCCCACTAAGAAGAGGTTCGACTGCCCAGCTTGGGCCTATACTAGAGGAATGATAATACCCATGTACACCATACCAGACACGAAGCCCGTCTTTATGTCTTAGTACCTGATAGTGCCAACTAGAAGCCAAAGTCTGTATCTCCGCTTGTTTTGCGTAGTTTGACTACAGTATTCACCGCAACTGGATCGTCAAACACACTTGATTGATTTTCACTAGCACCAAACCGTTCAGACACCATTGTAGTCTGCCCATCATACATAAGCATTCCACACGCACCAGTCAGCGCAAAAGGTCTGTTCTTGGATGTTGAGAGGTATGTAGTGTTCTGTTCTCTAGGATCATCGGATGTCTTGTCTCTTTCCATCTCAATAACCATAATGGCTTCCTCTTCGATAGATGAAGCATACTTGGTCCTGCCATCACCATTGACGTGGGAGATACACAAGATACCCACATTCTTACGCTTGGCAAACTCTGTAAGCTTTACCCCAAGTTCAGTCAGGGCAGATGTAGCAGTCTCTGTACCACTCAGGTAGGCTAGGCGCTGTAGGTGGTCAATGAAGATGTACTCTGCGCCATAGACAGACACAGCATACTTACACTGCTTCAGACAATCCTCTACGGGGTTCTGTGGGTTGATGTCAAAAGAGACAAACTTGTTATCACCTACCACAGTCCTAAGAGACTCTCTAACCTCTGCCTCAGTCACACCGTTGTTCTCTGCATCTTCCTTGGTCATGACGTTCTTACCGAGTTGGTAGGTAGCCATAGCACGACCAGTTGTAGACTTCATTTCTTCCATCATCAAGACTGCCACACTCTTACCGTGGTTGACCACAAGGTCGTGCATGAGCATACGAAGCATAGCAGTTTTACCAGTACCGGGGCTTGCCTTGAAGACAGTGATACCGCCCTTAACTAAGCCACGGTTTACATCATTAAATCCCTTGATGGGGGTAGGGGTGTACTCGTAAGGTGTTTCGTTCTCTAGGGCATCAAACCAATCCTCTACAGAGACTACAAAGCCAGCAGGAGAGTAGGGTTTGGCTTTCCACCAAGCATCCCGGTAGTCCTTCTGTTTCCCCTGTAGGAGGAAGTCATTGGCATCCTTGACTGTCCCGTGGTCCATGACAAAGACTTTATTCGGGAACAAGTCGAATAGGGTTTCCTTGATATGATCTGCCTTACCATCGTTATCAAGGGATAGGATGATCTTCTCAAAGCTGTCTAACCACTTGAAGCACTTCTCCCAAATGATCTTCTTGGGTGTAGCAGAAGGAAGAGACACTGAAGGGGTTGTGTAGCCATTCTGGGAGAGCATCTGGTAGGCGGCCATAGCATCTTCTTCACCTTCGGTGATAACTACAAACTTGCTACTGCCAGAAGGGAAGTTGTTCATACCGAACAGTTCGTCACTGCCAAGACCTTTGACAGAGAAACTCTTCTCGTCAGTATAGCGAACCTTGATCCCACCGGAAGGGTACTTGTATTCTACACGGTCAGGACTGGGGTACTGCTTTACCCCATAGAACTCTCGGACATGAGATTTGATACCTCGAAAGTCCCCATAGAAACCACTCTTACTGTTCGTTGCTGGTGTAGTACTGTTGTCATGCTCTGTGGCAAAGACATCTTGCATTCCCTCTGTAGCCTCCTTCAATATCCAAGGCTTGCCGTGTTTACCGTTCTTGGCCCATAAGGCATCTTTGTACTCCCAAGTACCTAAGTCGCAAGACTTGCAGTGCCCAACCTTACGTTCCTCGTTCCAGCAGTAGGCATCGCTACTACCACAGTTGTCATCTGGACATGGTAGATGTGATCGTTCAGACATACTATAGTTCCATCCTTCTGTTTTCCCCTTTGGGGAGTACCTACAAAAATAATGAAAAGCAAAGACAAGAATCTGATACTATAGATTCCTACTATAGTTTCTATCCAAAGGATGTGTTTTTTTCTTCTCTTTGTATTCACTATAGTTAGAATCTATAGTTAGGAACTACAGTTCCTACTTACTTATAGGTACCTTTTTTCTTCAATCGTCAAGCAGTCCGAAAAGTATACCCAAAGTGTTGCTGTAATGTTACATAAGTATCTCTCTCAGCTTCTCTATGGCACCTTGGTATATCTGATTGACCCTCTGTTTCGAGCATCCAAGGGCATCTCCAACCTCGTGCATCTCGTAGCCATGCAGGGCAATCTTCCTGAACACAGAGGCTTCTTGTTCATCTAAGGCCTTAGTCACAGCCATACCCAGAGACAACAGTTCCTCATGGGAGCCTTCTACAGCCTCTTTGTCCAAGGTATCTACAGACACATATTCCCCTGTAAGGGCAAAGTACAAGGCCCTCTCTGTAGCACTAAGGCCATCCAGTGTCTCTAGGTTCTCCCACTTCTTCTTGAGGCCATAGTAGTCTTTGCGAGAAGGGATTTCTACAGGCATACTCTTGAAGTTGGTGTAGCTGTACATAGCCTGTCTGATGCTTGTCTCAATCAAGTCTGGGTGGGTACAACCCTTATCTACACACTCTAGGTATGCTAGGTAACCCTCTTGCACTAGGTCCTCACGTTGGTCAGGTGATACCCTATAACGTGAGGCATAGTTCCTACAGAGTTTGTAGTAGTCAACAGGCTCCGTCAACGGTTAAGCTCCCTGTCCCAGTAGATGTTACGTAGGATAAGGTCTACCATAGGCTTCCATTCCTTTGGCAAGATACCAAATGCCTCCGTCTCCAAATCTTCATAGTTGTAGTCACAGAACTCTGGCTCAGTCACAATCTCATGCCAACAACCACTTTCATCATCGTAACTGTAGTAATCCCCACCTGAATACAGCTTAGCAGTGATGACCACATCATTCCCACTAGAGGGGTCTTGGATGTCGATTGTGTACTCTTGGTTCTTTACGGTGTTCATTTGGCATCTCCTATCAGAATGGTGGTTCTTGGTTAGGGTAGGCTGGCTTCCAAGATACAGACTTCTCTTCCTGTAGGTATCTGTTCTTTGGTCGTATGACTTGGGCGTCTACCTCAAACAACCCAAACCATTCCAACTCTTTCTGTAGCCAGTGAGGTAGTTGGTTTTCCATCTATGTACCTTATGCCAACTCTACAAGACAGTCAAGCAAGCTCGACTACTTTGTCCATGTAGAAAGACTTCCACTTCTTGTCTTGTACATCATAGATAGGGCACTGGTTACGAGCCTTCATCTGTTCTCCTTGCATAACACCACGCTCAGAACCAATGATATGGCTAAGGGGGGCGAAGCAACCATTGATTACTCGCAAAGAACCATCTTGCTTGATGAACTTGACAGTAGCAAACTGCCCCTTGACCTTACGGCCAGTTACAAAAGCATCTACTACAGTACGCGAGAGGTAGTCAGTCATTTGTTCAGTCCTTCTTTGCTGTTGCTAAGTTTATACACGGTTAGTCTATAGGGTGCAATGATTCTTTTCTATTGCTTGGCTTCCGGCAAAGCCTTGCTGATGGCGGCATAGATTTCTTCAAGCATGACCCGCGCTTCTTCACCCGGCAAATCAAGCGCCCCACTCGGATAGCTGAACCTGCGGACCACATCACCCACGGCTTGCTTGACGCGCTTGGCATCTGCGCTGTCGCTCATGGCTTGGCCCCCGTGCGTATTGCTGCGGCGTTAGATTCACACGCAAAACGCTCCTTGAATGACGACATCGGCTGTCCTGTGGCGTATTCGTCTGAGCCAAACACCTGAGCCTGCTCCTCACATATTACCGCACACCGCTCCCGTTCCACCTCCACCGCAGCCGCCTTGTCAGCCTCGGCGCGGTGGAGGGCGGCTCGAAGGGCGAGGATTAGCGCGTTCATATCTTGCGCCGCCTGAAACATGCCGTCGATGTCGTATAGGTCAACATCACCACTGCTGCCGATAGCCGTGCTCGCTTCGTTGAATGAATACCATGCGGATGCAACCGCCTTGGCGCTGATGTCGATTTGGTTAGTCATGGCTTGGCCTCCGTGATCTTGGCTCGGGCGGCGGCTCGCATTGCCTTTACATCATCCAATCGGCAGTTGACCGGATCGAAGCAGTTGCCATAACAGCCGCCGCAGTCAATCTCCGCTATACACGCCTCCACCGCAGCCTCAAGCTGGGCAATGCGGGCGGTCAGGCGCAGCAATTCGGTGTCAAGTTTTGCTGGTAGGTTTTGCTGGGTTGCAAGCCACCAAGTGGGTTCACCCATCGACATCAACGGATGACAACCAGATTTCAGCCTTTGAGATATTCCAGATCATAGCAAGAGTCCTTGTTTTGTGGGGTTGAGTTTACTTAGTGAAGATTGCCAGCAAGGCAAAACCTTGAAAGATTGCGACAAGCAAGAGGGATTCAAGCATTGGCGGATTCTTCAAGCTCAAGACACAAAGCCAGGTCAAAGTCGCCCAAATCATAGAAGCCAGTGTTGATCAACTGACCACTAGGCGTGATCATGTAGATTGGGGCAGTATCGCCGCGAGTCGGGTGCTCATAAAGCTTGAAAGCACCAACACGGGCAAGCTCTGTAGGCTTATGGGATAGGAAAGTTTGGGCTCTTTTGTTCATAGTCTTGTTTCCTTGTCTTGTTTTGTTTCGCCTAGTCTGGTTGCTGCTATCTATCGCAGCTTAGAAGGTGTTTGAACAGGCAACCCGCAACCCTGATCCTTTTGTACCCTAGGGGCGGCTGGACGTGCCGTCTTTCGATGATTCTTTCTACCAAGCTTGGTACCGATTCGCAACAGGTTATTTAATTGTTTCAATCTATTCACTTTGTTGTGATAAGATAAGATTCAGGCTTGACTTTGTAGGCGAATCAATATAACCGCACCTGCCCGTGATTCCTTTAAGCTTGTAAACCGCCCTAAAAATACCCTATTGACAACATACCGAATCATATGCTATAAACGAATCACATTGCAGCACTGCCTCGGGGCCGGATCACTGATTCGGTTCGCAAAAAACACCGAGAATGGGCAATCAAAACTTTTGTAACACGACAACGTGAGTCGTCTTTATGTTAGCGCTATCACGACAATTCCGGTAGTGTATACGGTATTAACATCGTTTCTTGGTTGTGCAAGGTAGGGTGTGTTTTCAAGCTGTTGATGCCTGACCCCCCATAGTGGAAATGAAGGGGTTGACCCCAGTAAGGGAATTGTTCAGCAAGACCCCACCGAGGGAATTTTGGTTCTAACCCCTACCAAGGGAATGACGTGATCGAAACACGAATCATGAGTAACGCTTTGTAGTTACAAGAGAAAGATTCTTCTTGACTTTGCTCAGAGAATCGGTCTATAAGTCTTTAATGGAAACAGGAGAAACAACATGACCATGACAACGCTTACCGCTCTTGAGAATGTCCGTGAACTTGGGCGTGTCTTTGTAGAAGCCTTGTTTGCTATCGAGAAGACCCCAAAAGCAACATCTGAACTAATGAATGGTCTTGTAGCCTATGAACAGTTGGGCCTGAAAGGACAGTGGGACTATATGGACGAATCAGTTGACATTGTGATGAATGCAGTGTATGAGGAAGCCATTAGCAGAGTCGAGAACGACAATACTACAAAAGACTAAACACAATCATCAATGGAGCTACAGAATGAACATCCAAGACCTGAAAGACCTGATCGAAATTGCAAACGCACTTGGTCAGAACAAAGAAACCCTACCCATTACCCAGATCGGTAAGTTTGGTCGCAAGGTAATCGTGCGTAGTCGTGACGCAGGGGTAATCTTCGGTGATTATGTGGGTAATGAGGGAAGCACAATCCACCTGCGTAATGGTGTGCAGATGTGGAAGTGGGCCGCAGAACAAGGTATCAGCTTGATTGATGTCGCCACCTATGGGGTTAGAGCATCTGGCTGTAAGTTCTCCACAGCAGCAGCTACTGTTACCGTGTTCAATGTCTGTGCCCTTATCGATGTGACCGATGTAGCTGCGGCAAGTATTGGTTCTGTAAAGTGACCATAATCTTCAACCCAGAGTACGACCCAAGTAAAGATAAATCTGGCTATGGCTATGGCTATAGCTGTGGCGATGGCTATGGCTATGGCTCTGGCTCTGGCTATGGCTCTGGCTATGGCTATGGCTATGGCTATGGCTCTGGCGATGGCGATGGCTATGGCGATGGCTATGGCTATGGCTATGGCGATGGCTATGGCTATGGCGATGGCTATGGCGATGGCTATGGCTATGGCGATGGCAAGGAGGAAGAAGAGTGACTATAATCTTCAACCCGGAGTACGACCCAAGTAAAGATAACTCTGGCTATGGCTCTGGCTCTGGCTCTGGCTATGGCTATGGCGATGGCTATGGCGATGGCTCTGGCTATGGCTATGGCGATGGCTATGGCTATGGCGATGGGTAAGGCGATGGGCAGGGGGAAGGAGGGTGGGGTGGGGCAGTGGATGGCAGCTGGGAGGGGGCG